GGTGGCGATGGTGATGGTGGGGGCGGTGGCGATGGTGGAGGAGGAGGTGGTGGTGGAGGAGGAGGATCTCATCTAGAGGTTGAAAAAGTAGAATTATTTTTATGGAATCCACGACCCAATAATAAAAATACATTCAATGGTAATTATAATGATATAGTGATTTCAAAAGTAGATATGAACGATACGAGTCACAATGTTTTTTGGAACAAAAGAGAAGATATTAGTGGAATGAGTGACGAAAACACATATCGGTATTCTTATTGTTTTGGTAAATTAAAATGTCATGATAATTACTATACACCCATTGAAAACTCAAATGGTGTCTTTAAACCCTATTGCAATTCTGATTCTAGTTTGAATCCGGTATATTGTGAAGGGTCCGCATTATATAACACCAATAATAATTCTTTAAATTCTGTATCCATTGGAAAATTATCTTATGATATGATGGGTAAATATGCAAGCAACGAATCAGGCGAAGAGTCAGACGAAGAGTATTTTAATCTTTTTAGAGGACTCACAACTCCTTATAAGAGTGATTATATTGATCCAGAAATAAGCGGAAATAATGTCATCACATATGATGCTAATACTTCATCGTTTGTAAAAACTAATATATGTAATTATTTAGACAATTCAAATTTAATCAATGGAACCAATATTAGTAAAGAATGTGAAGAAACTAGATATAGTGGAATAATTGACGAAGATGTCAATGGTGATGGAGACACTAGAGGCAGTGGAATAATTGACGAAGATGTCAATGGTGATGGAGGAAATAAATGTATAGCGAATTATGGAGAAACTATAAATTCAAAATACAAAAATTATGTTTGCAATGAAAACGAGCAATGTGTTGGGTATGAGTGTGGAGTTAAATTTGGTAAATGTAGTCCAGTATTATTATAAATGATTAATATAATGAAAAAAAATATTTTTTATTATGTATTTTTTTATTAGTATTATTCGTATGGTCTATAAAAGAACAATTTTAATTGTTTCCTTTAGAAAATGAAACTCTGAATAATTCTTCTTTACCACTTCCATACAAATAACCACCTATATCAAAATATATTAAACCATACAATATCGATCTACAATCTAATATATGGATATAATGTAAACACGATTATAGTAAAGTTCCACAAGAAAATATGTGTCCATATAATTTACCTTATTGTAAAGATAGTGTATGTAAAGAAAGTAATTTATTTTATAATAGTTTATTCTTATTCATTTTGTATGGTTTACCATTATAAATAATTTTTTTATTTATTACATTAAAACTATTAAGTTTTTTATCTTTTTGTATATAAGCTTCATGAGGTTTTTTCTCATTGTACAAAATTGGAATTTTTTTACCGTATACCTCTATATAATAATTCATAAACTCTTTGTTTCGTTTTTTCTTTTGTTGTGGTTCCTTTTTGTAATCCAATTCATAGACTCTATTTCGTTTTTCTTTGTTTGGAAATTTAAAACATTTATTGGGGGATACACAATCAATCGCACTTTCTTTTAAAGTATTCAAAAAGGATTCTGATAACATATGTTTTTCATTCATAATTTTATACAAAAATTCGTCGGTAGATATCATTTTATTATCATCTTTTAACTCGCTTATGTATATATATACTTGGACGTCTTGTTCTTCTTTTGGTAATCGACTATGACTACAAATTCTCCTTGCCCTACCAATAACTTGTTCTATTCGAACATAATGCCAATAAGGTTCGGTAATATGAACCATTCGAGTATTTTGTAAATCAATCCCTTCTGCGCCAGAAGCTGTAATCATCAATAAATTAATTATGTCCCCACGTATATTATCTAACTCATCTAAATTATACAATGTTTTCAATTCATCAATCATATAAGAAGGTAATTTATTAAAATCACTATTGTAAATATTACGAATATATTCTTTAACTTCTTTTTCTTCTGTCCCTGTATATAAAGTAAATACATGTAGTTTATTGTAGGTATAACCTGGAAGTCCATGAAGTTCGATTTTAAACCGATTACCTAACTTTTTTATTTCTAATTGTTTAAAACCTTGATATTTCAACATCAATGAAATCATTTCTATACCTTCAATTCGTCGAAAACCACTATAAAGTAGTTGACATTTATTCAAATTATTCAAAATATTTTCCAGTATTTTATGAAATTTTGGACTATATTTTTGTAATCCATCTTCTACCTCAGTTTGTTCAAAAATAGCTACTTTTTTTAGTTCATTATAAAAATAATTTTGACGATTAGTAACAATCTGTGAAATAAACCGTTTTATATTGTTATCGTAAGTGGTATCTTCTACAATAAGGTCTCCGTCTTCTTCGATACCATGTGCATCTTGAATTCGTTCTTCTTTATTGGCATAATCGAAATCTTTTTCGGTTTTTATACTCATAGTAGGGAAAGGTCGTGGTATTTTTTCATCGAATACAAAATTACATGCTGCTCGAGTAAATACTTTATAACTGCCTTCGCTTTTTGCGTCGCCTTTTTTAGTGGACTCTTTTTGTTTGTAAATATCATATTGTTTTCTCTGATGAGAACTCATAGGTATATTTTCTACTACAATATCCAATAATCTAGGCATAAGAGATGTTTTGTCTCCCAAATAAGAAATTAATCCAGCAATACGGGTCTGAAAAAAATCTTTGTTATGGATAAGTTTGATAGATCCTTCTTGTTTTACAAATAAATTATTAAAATCTTTTTCAGTTTCAGGCATTTTTTTATATTTATTTGTAGATAGTTCACCTGACACGTTATTTAGTAATGTTTTTATTTTTGTTTCAAATGATTTATTGCTATTAGCCTCTGCGTAAGAAGACGATTTCTCGTATTCAATCTCACCACTTGGTGTAGTTATAAATCCATATGGATTTCTGCTTATATGAATTTCATTTAATTTATAGTCTATTACATTATATTTTTCTATAGGTTCCAATTGTTTTCTTAATTGATTCTTGTCATATTTTCCATTGAGTTTGAATTCGTATTGAGTAGTATATCCTGATATTAAATTAATCATAACGCCTAATTCGGCAGGAGAATTGATATAAGGCGTACCTGACAACAATATAATTTTACAATTTTGAGCGTCCATTAAATATTCATACATATCTCTAGACACTGATGGTTTATCCACAGATAATTTGTTGTATATTTTTCCAATAAAGTTATGAGCTTCATCTATAATAACTACACTATTATGAAATGGATTTTTATTTTGTTTTATGGTTTCCCATTTTTTCTTATTGACTCCATTATAATTGATGAAACGATATTTTACACTTATCAATAAACGAATGAGTTGATTTACTTGTGATTTATCTTCTTGACTCAAATCATTATAATAATTACCACCTTCATGTATTAACCAAACACATTTATGTTGTTCAATGTATTTATACAATTCGTCTTTATCTTTGTCTAAATGTAAATAGTCTTTGAACAACTGAATTATGCTATCATAATTTTCGTTCACATCCATTTTAGTCCACTTATTTTTTGTTTTGAAAATTTTGTCTCCACAAAATTGTAACTGGGTACGATAATTCTGCTGTAATGATGCTGGTGTCATAATATATATTTTTTTATCGTGTTTCATACCTTCTAAAATAGAAATAGAACTACACGTTTTACCTGAACCTAAACCGTGATACAATAATAATCCTCTATAAGGTGTATAACTATTTAAATATGTTTGAACTATTTTTTGATGTCTTAACATAACAAATTCAGACGTTGATTTGTCACAACTTCCATTATCTTGTTCAGTTTCTTTATATAAATCATCTAATAATTCGTGTATTGTATCATAAAAGCCATATTGGTCGTTCAAGTAAAACCTTTTCATATTTATTTGTATGGTGTTTGGAGTATATAACGGAAAATCTTTTAATAATTCATTATCTACGTCCGTAAATGGAACCAAATGTATTTTGGCTTCAGGTTTAGATTTAGGTTTAGACTTTTCAGGTACCTTCTTTTCTTTGATTTGTTCAGGTTCCAATACGATTTGTTGGTCTATTTTCTCTGGATATTCAGTATAAAATGAAATTTTTTCATCTAATCGAATATTTAACTGATTATTCAAAAGACGAATAAATGTGTTCAAATTAACTATATCTTTTTGTTTATAAAACAAATGAGTTGTAATTTGTTTCAGTGAAGAATCTGATTCTCCTTGGTATTGAATGATTTCATCCATAGTCAAATCTCTATATATTTCTGCATCTGATAATGGACTTAATACATCAAAATGAGTCCCTACTGTAGAACCTGTATTGTATAAAAATATATTATTGTTACATTTGTCTAAACTGACATCCTTATCTTTATTAGAGACAACAGTAAACCGAAACTTTGGTAAGGGTTCAAAAACACCAATACATACATAATTTGCTTTACCAAATAAAGCAATGTCAGTGTCTACTAACCATTCTTTGTCTTGTTGGATTGTCGTTACTCTTTTTTCATAACTTTTTATTGTTGTTTTATCAGTTAATAATTTTTTTTGTTCGGTGTATATTTGAGACATATGTGTTCTAAACTTATTTTTAGCGATTTCATCATAATATAGTTCATCATTTTCATTATAAAGATCTTCAAAGTCATCATAAGTATTCAAAGAACTATGATGTTTTAAATTATATATAATAGCATATACTCCACAATTACCATCTCCAACTATTTTTATATGTTTAAAATAATTGTTTAAGTTATCTAAATTTATTTTTGGATTTATGTATTTCATATTTAATATATATTACTATTTTTAATTAGTTCATTTACACAATTAATCACGTGTTTTTTTTCCGTATTATAATCTCTAATTTTGGATAAACATTCTTCATAATTACACCATTCCATATTACCAATTTCACTTTTTTGGTATTTAGCATTATATAATGTATCTTCATAATTCATATATCCAATATAATATTTATGTTTATAGGATTTTAAATTAGAACCAGTAAATACTTCTTCAAAAGGAACTATGTTATGGATAAAAGATAAATTGAAAATAGGATATCCGGTTTCTTCACGAAATTCTCTTAAAGCGCAATCCATATCCTTTTCTTTGTAGTTTCTACGACCCTTTGGAAATCCCCATTCTGGCAAAGACCAATATGGATTTTCTAACAAATGACGTTTGTGTTTTAATACAAATAACATTTTTTCTTTGTGTTTTATATCGTAAGGTTCATTTTTTTTATTCCATAATTTATCCCATAATTCTTCATAAGATAAATTCAATATTTGGGATATTTCATAGTCGGTCATTTCTTGGATTATATTTTTTAAATGAAAATCGTTGTATTCGTTGTATTTGCCTCTTAAAAAATCCACATATCCTAAGGTATCTTTTCTCTGTATCATCAAATATTCTACTACATAATTATGAATCCGATAACATATGATACCTAAACTTGTAATAGGACGTTTACAATTATAAAATAAATGTCCGTAAATTTCACAATTGTTACATAGGGGTTTACCTATCATAAATCTATTTATATTATATATTTATATGATTCACATAAATATAGATATAGTATTTCAATACATATATTTTATTACTCGTTCCTATGTTCCTAGTATTGTTCATAAGAAAAAAATTAAACAATTGTTTGAATCATTGCCTTTTTTTTTACCCAAAGACCAGTCCTTATTCTTTCAAATAATAAAAGAAAATTCTATTGTAAATTATTATGATACTAATTCACAAATGGTAAACTATGGATATATTATTTATAAATTATATCATATAAAACAACAAATAAGTTATTTAGATGAACAAGATTACGTCAAACATTACGATGATATTTTATTTGTCTCTCAAGAAGAAAAAACTCTAGACATGAAAAAAAAATGGACTATGGTTTTGTTTATAATCATTGTATTAATTTGTATTTACTTTATATATGCAATTTAAATTATGGATAATTATAGTTACTGTACTTTTGATTTATGATACTTATCACGAACATTACTATTTTCATTTATTCAAAACTTACAAAAA